CAGTAATAGTAGTCGTTGCAGAACCAGAATAAGCAAGTTGTGAATCTAAGAAATTAAATGTTGTGTTATCTGTTTCTGTAAAATCAAATTGATTAATGTATTCTACATAACGTCTTGTAACACCATTGATGGTACGTTTAATAATAACCCATGTTTGATATTCTTTGTCATTAGTTGGAATCGTTGCAACGCTTTCGCATACAGCATTACCTGTACTAAATGAACCACCAAATATATGTCTATGCCAAGCAACAACTTGTTGTTCTCTTTGATAAGTTAAACCAGCTAATTGACCATCTTCTCTTACAGCCCAGATTATTTGATTAGGTTCTTGTTGATATGACATTTCATTAAAACCAGTTTCAGAAATATGTTCAGCTAAGATTGTCATGTCAGGTGCTACATAACCATCCACATCAAAGTTATAAGCTAGTTCTCTAATCTTTCTTTTAGCACGTTGTAAAAACAAAGTTACGTTTCCAACTGGTATTGCATCTGTATTTGCACAGCCATGGTTAGATTGTTTTTTAATTAATATATTTGTTGGAGTAATAGGATCATCTGTACCACCCCCTGATACTGAAAACTCACCACCTACTGTTCCTACAATTAAAGTTCTTGTTGCAGATAAAAATCTAATTGCATTAACTTGGTTAGAAGCGATTGTATAAATAATTGCATCATCATCTGCAATCGTTCCACCTCTATTCTCGTGCATGTTTTCATAATCACCAGATTTAGAAAAATATAAAGTTTGTGGTTGTGCTTCTGTTCCTGCAAATACTAATCGTTGTTCATAAAAAGATACACAAGAAGGATAACCAGTGGTATCTGAGAAAGCTCCTAATGCCCAGTCAGTAGTAGTAGATGAGGAACCCATATCTTTTATAACTGTTACTGTTGCAACTGTTGTGCTAGTAATTGCTGTGATTTCTCCATAACCATCTCTAAAAGTAAAAAGTCTACCAACATCAGTGGATTGAAAACCTGTGTCATTATTTATTCCTGTTACAGCAGATGCTGTTAATGTTCTGCCAGTACCAACTGTATGTGTAGACATACCAAATGTTGTGGTTGTAATATTATCATCTAAGTATGGTCCATCAGTAAAATCTACTTCTGTAATAGTCCAAGAAGTATGTCCAGTTCTTGATAATTTTTTAACTGAATAATCAGGATGACATAAATACATTACATCTGCTGATTGAGCATATTTAATTTGAAATAGATCTGCAGTTAAATAAGTTGTGGTTAATGTATAAACTCTGTTTGCTACACCACCAGAACTATAAGTTGTGTAAGAAGATGTATTAACATTGTTGCCATCTATATCTTGTAATTCAAATGTATTAGCTGCAACATTTGCTACTTTAAATCTTTTACCATTTACTTGTGTCATTCCTACAACACCAGAAATAACAACAGTATCTCCATTAGAAAAACCATGAGCTGTAGATGTAACAACACCAGGATTTGCTTTTGTAATTCCTGTGATTGTTTTATTAGATTCTAGTATTGCACCACTATCTTTATAAAAACGAATGTATTGATTACCAAATTCTAAAATGTAAGTTTGTTCAGTTGAAAATTCAAAAGGAATTAATCTTGTTTTAGCTGAAGATGTTTTTACTTCTGCTACAAATGATGTACCTGGTCTTCTTGCTGAAGAACCATGAGGATACACAACCATGTTCTGTAAAGTTTTGCAACCAGATGAATATTTAGCTAAATCATTTCTACCATCTAGTCGTGGTGATAATTCACCACCAGTAAAGTTTGTTAATTGTACCGCAACTCTAGCCATGGTTATTAAAACCTAGAGTTGATAAATGTATTTGAATCTATAACAGATGATGATCCTGCTTCTGGATCTGTATTATATCCTTCAGTGGAATCTACAAATCTAGCATCTTTTAATTTCTCTTGGTAAAGCTGATACATTTGTTGAGCAACAGGATTAGATGATGTAACTGCATAAGCAATGTCAGCAGCTAAAGCAGCAGATAAAACTTCTCTTAGTAATTCATCATATTCATTAGGATCTGTAATTCTTGAGATATATAATATCTTCATTGTAGAACTATTAGATAATATCTTTCTACCCTCTACTAAATGATCAGATTCATAATCAAATATTCTAAGTAGTCTTAAGCAATCTGCAGGTAGTGTAAATTGTTTTGTAAATCCCCAAGCTGGAGCTTCTGTATCTGCTGGTAGTTGTAATCTTTTTTGTAAGCAGTTCCAAGGATGATGTCTAAATACTGCATCTCTTACATTCTCATATCTAGCATTGCAAAGCCTAGCGTTCTTAGAATCTTCTGTAAGTGTTAAGATTGTAGATGCACCTAATTGATTTAAAGCACCATTACATATTTGAACAATTGAAGCCATACTAGTCTTTCTTTATAATATATTTGCGTCTTAATTGTCTAGGTTTAACCAAAGCAAATATTTCTGCTTCTGTTAGTTCTAGATCTTTATCAAAACCATGATGTGCAGTTGATGTATGTTTAAATCTATCAACTAGAACATAACGATAGATATAATCTTTATTTTGTAAATGTAAAATGGTTTTTATTTCGTTGGTTTTTTTCATGATGGATAGTGGGGATTTTTAGTCCCCACTATTTAAAGTAGTATTATTCTACTGTGTAGTAAACCCAACTGAATATAGTACCAGAAGCAGTTGCACCGCCTGTAGTAATTTTAATATCAGTTGAAGCTGTAGTTCTGTATCCAATACCAGTAACTGCAGTTGTTGCAGCTCCTGTAGATGAACCACTTGACATAGATTGACTTTGTCCAGCTACGTTCCAAGTTCCAACAACAGATAAATATCTGTCATCATCACCTGAATCGCCAACTTTTAAAGTAACGCCTGCTCCTAACGCATCACACTTGATGATAACGTCATGGATAGTTGCGTTAGCAGGAATCCTTGCAATAGTAATATCATCACCACTTGCAACAGAAACTGCTTCGTATGTGTCATAGAACACTCTCAGTTTTCCACCAACTTCCTCAGAAGATGATAGAACAACAGGAGTAGCATCTAGGTTTGTTATATTTACGCCTTTTACGCTTGCCATATTTTTATTCTCCTATTGTTAAGATTATTCGTCACACGCAATTTGTACAACTTTTTCTTCTTCCATTCTTGTTGCACCAATGCTCATAGCGTAATAAACTTGAGTGCTGTACGATTTGTCAGCTCTCTCGTCAATTCTAGCTATAACATCTTGACCAATCGCTAATTTAATAGCGTCTTGTGTAAATGCGTATGCAAGTCTGTCGTCAGTGTTAGTTGCATCAAATGACAATCTATTGCTAACAATAAATTTAAAACCTAAGAAAGAGTCTACTTGACCCTGTGCTAGAGCTTTAACTGTATTGAAATCACTAGATGTAACTTGTGTTGTTCCTAATAGATCAGAGATTTGTTTTGGTCCACATACAAAGTATCTTTGTATAGATGGATCAACATCTGCTGCATCTAATAGTCTTTTTGCTTCTAAAAGTTTAGCTATAGTTAAACCATCAGTTTGTGATGCACTGTATGGTTTTTGACTAGCAGGTAAAGATACAGAAGTAGATCCTGTTTCACCAGAATATGCTGTACCACCTAAAGCTGTGATAATTACATCATCCATAGCTCTTCCCATAGCAGCAGCCGCAGCTTTTGCATAAGAAGAAGTTGGATCAATTAATAATCTAACTTTGTCTGCATTGTCTATTAGATCTGCCCACTCGTAGTCTGCAAGACTTACTCTTCTTCTAGAGTGTGGAGTATCTAATTGTGGAGTGTCAGCATGACGAGATGTTCTCAATTGAGCAGTTGTTTTACCAACTTGATCAAAGAAAGCATTCTTTCCTACTACTGACTCAACATCCACAGCTCCTCTTAAATACGATCCCATTTGTTGAGATAGCATTTGTACGTTTGAACTGTACTGCTGTACAAAAGCAGTTGTTATTTGATTTGACATAGTGTCATTTCCTTTTGTTAAGTTAAGTTTAAGTTTAGTTTCAGAAAGTTCCCCACCTTATAGATAGGCTATCTTGCATTTAACGACTGTTAGTCGGTTGTCTTTCCAACAGGCATGTAAGGTTCTAATAGAATTGTCTTACAATTTCTAAGGCGATTTAATTAAAAATCACCCTAGAAATCGCAATATAGTATTTTTGATTTGATTGCAATAAGTTTATTGAGATAGCTTTTATTGCAAGCAATAAATTAATAGCCTACTGGCTAAGCATTTCTCTTAATGCTAGCACCTGATTAACCACTTTATTGTGATTAGGGTGCATTTTATTCCAATAAGCACCTTGTCTATCAGATGTTAATTCTTCAATTTCTTTTTCAATTTCTCTACCTTGAAGAACATTATCAGCTTCTGTGCCAATAATCTTATCTTCAGATAATAGATTAGCAATGTTAGCAAATGCTTTTATGATCTTAGGATTATCTCCTAATCTGCTACCATCTCTTAATTGAGTATCTAGAAGTTCTGGTTCTAAATATGTTTGAGCAACTGCTGATGCTTTTCTTAAGTTTTCATCATAGGATTTACCCCATTCTGATCTTAACATATTAGCAGCTTCAGCTTGTGCTGATTCCATATTTACTGACATTTCTTTTGCAGAGCCTTCTAGAGTTTGTTTATAAAACTCTAATATGCCTTGAGCTTGTTTATTATTTAAACCTAGCTTGTGAGCATTTTGTGCAAAACCTTTGATGATATTTTCATCAACAGGAGCAACATCAGTTTTTAATTCTAAAGTATATTTATCAGGCGACTCTGGTCTGCCTAATTTATTATACACTTCATTCCACTGTTCATCTGTTGCAGATTTTCCTGGTAATGGAATTTTATCTGTACCAATCATAGATACTGCATTGATGTAGCTTTTAGCTAACGCATCTAGTTCAGTAAATTTTTCTATGTTTGGATTGGATCTGT